GAACTCCCGCCAGGTTATGATGTAAAAACGGTAGACGCGTCCCGTCAGCTTTCGGTATTTGAGCCGTTCACCAATGCGCTGGTTTCACAGATTGGCGCTGCGCTGGGGATTCCGGCAGAAGTATTGTTGAGCCGGTTCCAGTCGTCTTATTCTGCAGCTCGCGGCGCGCTATTGCAGTTTATGGCTGTAGCCCATGCCCGCCGGGTGTGGTTTGCCCGAGATTTTTGCCAGCCGGTGTATGAACGTTGGCTGGCAGAAGCGGTGGCCATAGGACGGATCCAGGCGCCGGGATTCTTTGACAGTCCGCTGATTCGGAAGGCATGGAGCCGCGCAGACTGGTTCGGTCCAGTGATGGGCATGCTGGACCCGGAAAAAGAAGTCCGGGCGGCGAAGCTGCGTGAAGAATACGGCTACAGTACCGGTGAACGGGAAGCTGCAGAAATGACAGGCACCACCTACACCGAAAATATCGCTCAGCTGAGTGTGGAACGGCAAAGCTGGCGGAACAACAATTTGGAATACCCGCTGACGAAACCGACCGTAGCTGACGGGAAAGGAGGTGCAGACGGTGAGTAAATTCTGGAAATTTGTAAATAAGGGAAATGGGAATGCAGAAATTCTGATTTACGGAAACATTGCGGATGAACGTTCCTGGTTTGGCAATGAAACGGCTCCGGATGGTTTTGCAGAAGAGCTGAAGGCGCTGGACGGTTGCCCGCTGACGATTCGTATCAACAGCTCCGGCGGCAGCGTGTTTGCGGCCCATGCGATTCACAATCTGATCAAGGCCTATGCCGGACCGGTGACGGTGGTCATTGACGGTATAGCGGCAAGCGCAGCTTCCATTATTGCGGTGGCAGCTAAAAAAATTATTATGCCGGCCAATTCCATGATGATGATCCATGACCCCATGGTTGCATTGAAGGGCTATCACAACGCAGAAGAGCTGAAAAGTTATCTGGATGCACTGGCAGCCATTAAAGACAGCATTGTTTCCGCCTATTTGGGCCGAAGTAAAGTATCTGCGGAAGCGTTAAGCAAAATGATGAAAGATACGACCTGGCTGACAGCGAAAGAATGTCTGAACTTGGGTTTTGCTGATGAAATTGTTGGGCAGGTTGATGCTGTTTTAGACGGAAACGTCCTTGTGGTAAATCAGATTCAGCATCAGTTATCAGAAGAGGACGCGGAAAAAATAAAAAACAAACTGGAGGTAAAAGCGAAAATGAATGAAAACAATGCATTTAACGCATTCTGGCAGCACATTTGCGCCAAACTGGGAATTCCGGTAACAGGAACCGAAGGTGCAGCAAATGCAGCAACCCCGCCGGAAAACGTTATCAAACCGGTAGAAAACGGTATTAAACCTACAGGCACAGAACCTAAACCGGCGGAACCGGCAGATGCGGTGGCGGCAGAGCGTAACCGCTTGCTGGCACTGGAAGCCGTGGACAACGGAAATGAGATGGTCCACAAAGTAGTTGATTATGCTAAGAATAACGGCCAGACTGCGGATGAAATCAAACCGTACCTGGATATTATTAACGGGCATAAAGAACAGGCGCCGGACATGATCAAGAATTTAATTTCTGACAACAAAGATTCCGGCGTGGATAATGTGACCGGCCAGCCCGGATCCGGTATGTCTGAAGAAGAAAAAGACCGTATTCAGGCCGATAATATGGCTAACATTATGAAAAAGTTGCAGGGAGGTGCAAGATAATGGGCAAGTATATTGACGAAACTACTATGGCATTTGATGAACTGATCGGTGGGACTTCCGTTACGCCGTTGGTTTTCAATGCGACCGTGACTGCGGCAGCGGCGGGAACGATTAAAAAAGGCACGCTGTTAACAGAAGCATCCGGCAAATTCGCGCCGACTGTGGCGGAAGGCGTTGCGGCAGCAGTCCTGGCAGAGGACATTGTGGCTGCGGAAGCCGGCGATGTGACCGGAACGATTTATGTGCGCGGTATTTTTAACCGGGAAAAACTGATTGCGGCCACCGGCGATACTGTGGCAGCGCACGAACCGGAACTGCGTAAGATTGGCATTTATATGACCGGCTTAAAATAATTTTGAGAACAGGAGGATACGAAAATGGCTTTTGATATTAACGATACAAGAACACTGTTAGGCGTAGTGGAACGGGCTTTTCCGCCTAACCCTGTACTGGTAAACACTTTTTTCCCTAAAGCAGTAACATTCCCGACCACCGTTGTGGATGTGGACTATACCAAGGGTGGCCGTCAGCTGGCTCCCTTTGTGGTTCCCGGCAGCAAGGGTGTGAACATGGGTCGCGACGGTTTTACCACTAAAACCTACAAGCCGCCCATGATGCGCCCGAAACGGAACTTATCTGCAGACGACCTGGCCAAACGGATGGCCGGTGAATCCATTATTTCTACCCGTACCCCGGCGGAACGGGCCCAGGAATACCGTGCCAAAGATTTGGTTGACCTGACGGACATGTGCGTTCGCCGTGAAGAATTTATGGCAGCGCAGCTGCTGATCAACGGTTCCTATGACGTGGAAGGGTATGCGGATGACGGTGAAAAGAAACTGATTGACACCATCAGCTTCAACTTTACCCAGAAAACCACCATGTCCGGGAATGATATGTGGACTGTCGCTACTGCGGATGCTTATGGCCAGATTGAAACTGCTTCTATGGCCATCCGCAAAAACGCAGGCGTGGTTCCTACCGCAATGTTCATGAGCAATGCAACTTCCCGTAAGCTGCTGGAAAACAAGTCTGTATATGACAAGCTGCTGGTTCCGTCCCGGGACAATTTGGCGCTGATGTCTATCAAACCGGTCGTGGAATCTCCGGAAGTGGTTCGCTTTGGCAGACTGGAAGCCATGAATCTGGATATGTTCACCTATGACGGCATTTATGTAGACGATGCAGGCCAGGCTACCGCATTCCTGCCGGACGGCTATGTAATCATCGGCGTACCGGGTAAAGGCCGTCGCCTGTATGGCGCAGTCACCCAGATGGAAAAAGGCGAATTCAACACCTATGAAGGCCGTTACGTTCCGAAAGTCACCTTTGACGACGAAGCGGATACTTCTTCCGTCATTGTGTCCAGCCGCTGCATTGTGGTTCCGGAAAACATTGACGACTGGTACGTGCTGAAAGTTTTCTAAGGAGGAGCGCTGTATGAGAATAGCAGTTTTACAGTTTAACCTGATGCGTGATGGCCAGGTTTTTCCTGCCGGCAGCGTTGTAGACGTTCCGGAAGAAGAAGCAAAACAGCTGGTAAAGGCAGCGCCGAAAGAATTTCAGATTGTAGAGGAAACCGCTCCGGAAAATGCTTCCGGAGCCGGTGACTCTGATAAGGAACTGCCTCCGGGTGTTGAAGGCGTAGCCGAAGAAGAAATGTCAGGCGAAAAAACACTGGAAGAAATGACAGTGGCGGAACTGAAAGAAGTTGCGAAAAAGGCCGGCATTGACATCGGCAAGGCAAGAACCAAACAGGCTATCATTGACGCGATTACCGCAGAGGCTTTGGAAAGGAACGAAGAGGAAGCGGGCGATGAAGTAGATGGATTGCCTGGTGATGCAGAATGACTCCGTTTCAGGAACAAATAGCCGCAGATAATGCGGCTGTTTTTATGAATGAAAATGAGTTTGCAGAGGAACACGACCTGAATGGTACTGTGTGCAAGGCAATTCTGCAGGATGTTTCGGTTGCAGAGGAGCTTTCTACCGGCGGCGGTATTACACAGACTTATCCGGGTCTGTACGGGAGCCGTCTGCAGGTGAACTGTAAGAAAGACGATTTACCGGAAGTACCGCGGTACGGGCAGAAGTTCCGCGTGGACGGCAAACTGTATCTGGTGGAATCCTGTTCTGATGATGTTGGGATCCTGACGATCCAGCTGATTGCCAATGACCGGTGAGGTGGTAGCGGATGATCGAAGTCGATATCGTTTTCGACAAAAAGAAGATGGAGATGGCACAGGCTATGTTGTCCGGGATAAAAAACGGTTTCCCCAAAGCTGTTTCCCGGGCGATCAACCGGACCGCTACGACTACAAACGTTCAGGCGTCCAAGCTGATCAAGAAGGAATACACCATAAAGGGCGGGACCAAAGGCACTGTTACCAAAGCAACCACAAGCATGTTGGCCGGTAATATTAATTTCAAAGGCCGTCCGAGATTGCTGCGTAACTTCTCTATGGGAATTACGAAAAAAGGAATTACTGCACGAGTCAAACGATCATCTGGCAGGAGACTTATTCCGCGGACATTCATCCGGCCGTTAGTTGGCAGCAATGTACCCGGTGTATTGCAACGAAAAAAGGGAGCAGCGCGTTACCCGATAGAGGTATTACATGGTCCATCGCTTCCGCAGATGGCAGGGAATGTAAACGTCCAGCCGGAAGTTGAAAAATTTATCCAGAAAAAAATGGATGAAAGATTGAATCATGAAGTAGATGCATTGCTGAAAGGATTTGCAAAATGATACCAGTAAATTTGATGGATGCATTGGCAGAAAGACTGCAGGTTGTTTTGAAAGAGCATTCTGCAGGCGACCCACAGGCTGAAGTTCCGGATTCAATTATTCTTG